GAACCTGTTCCATCGTGGCACGGGAAACCCTGCCGATTCTGAAAAACATGCTGTCGTTCTCGAAAAACGTCAATCGTGACTACGAGGACGAATTCGGCGGCAACATGAGCCGGGGCTATGCGCCGGGTCAGACCATCAACATCAAAAAGCCGCCGCGTTACACGTACCGCGCTGGCCGTGTCGCTGTTCCGCAGGCGACTGTTGAAGCGACCGTGCCGCTGACCCTCTCGCAAGGTGGTTGTGATATCAATTTCACCAGCATTGAGCGCACGCTGTCGCTGACCAAGCTTGAGGATAAGCTGCAGGCTGCGATCGCTCCGGTGGCCAATGAAATCGACCGCCAAGGCTTGCAACTGGCGCACTTCAACACGTTCAACACGCTGAACAGTGCCGGTACTGTCCCGAACACCCAAGCCCTCGCGCTGCAGGCCGTAACGGATCTGAATGCGCGTCTGGACAACATGGGTGCGCCGCGTGACAAGCGCCGCGCAATGATCAGCAATCCGAAGCTGAACGGCGCACTGATCCAAGGCTTTGCGGGCCTGTTCAACAGCAGCCGCAAGATTTCGGAACAGTACGACTCCGGCATGATGGTTGACGCGCTTGGCCTGTCATACGACATGGATCAAAACGTCGATGTCCATACCAATGGCGCGGCGACTGCGACCAACATCAACGGCGCGAATCAGACCGGCTCCACGATCACCGTGGTTGCTGTTGCTGGCGGCACGTTGACCCGTGGCACCGTGATCACCCTGCCGGGCGTGTTCGCAGTCAATCCGCAAAGCCGCACCAGCACGGGCGACCTGATGAACTTCGTTGTAACGGCTGACGTTGCTGCGGGCGCGACTTCGATCCCGATCAGCCCCGCGATTGTGACCTCCGGCGCTTTCCAGAACGTCACCGCAAGCCCGACCACTGGTTCGCCTTACGTCATTCTCGGCGCGGCTTCGACCAGCTACGGCTGCAACGTCGCTTTCCACAAGGACGCATTCACCTTGGCAATGGTGCCGATGTGGGCTCCGCCTGGTGGCAAGGGTGTTATCGACGTAGCACAGCGCACGATGGACGGCTTTACGGTCAAGGTGACGGAGTTCTATGACGGCACCAATGACAACAGCATCATGCGGATTGATGTGCTGTTCGGATGGGCTGCAACGTATCCGGAACTGTCGGCCAAGTATTACACGGTGTAACCGGCGGGGGCTTCGGCCCCCGTTCTCCAATTTTCTGAAAGGAATCAAATCATGACTGTCTTGCTGAATCGCGGATATAACGGCCTTCCGGCTGGCAACATTGAAATGCTGACCCCGACCGCACTTGAGACTGCGCTGGTTGCTCAAGGCGCGGCGGCCACTTCGTCTGGTGCGATCACGACCGGCGCGAAAACCTACAACGGCACTCAGGGCCGCGTATCCATCGCTGCCGGTGCGTCGAGTGTGGTTGTCACCAATGCCTTGGTTGATGCCAATACCAAGGTTTGGGCCGTGGTTGCTCAAGCTGCTGCGGATGGCACTTTGCTGCGTGTTGAGCGTGTGGTGTGCGCTGCAGGTTCGTTCACGATCTACGGGACCGCGAACGCGACCGCCGCAACCCTGATTGATTGGGCCATTCTCCCGCCCCAATCCTTCCCGAACGCCTGATGCAGCAACGGCGGGGGCTTCGGCCCTCGCCGGTTTTTTAAGGGTGCGCCATGCCGTCTCCGACCACTGCGCTGCAGATCATCCGTGACGCTCTGAGCCTGACCAATGCGGTGGGCTTGGATCAGACCCTTTCCGCCGATGAATTGACCGACTGCACGCGGGTTTTTAATGATGTGCTAGAAGATTGGTCAACGCAAAACATGGCCGTCTATGGCCAGGCGAATCAGACGTTTAACACGGTATCCGGTCAGGCCACGTACACCATCGGTCCGGGTGGTGATTGGGTCACTGCGAACGACCGGCCCGCACAGATCAATGACCCTGCATATACGACCATCAACGGGGTGACGTTTCCCTGTGTGTCGATGACGCAGAGCCAGTACAACCTCATCGCAGTTAAGGCGCAGCAGCAGCAATTCCCCGACCGCTACCTTTACGTGAACGAGTTTCCTTTGGGGCTGATCACGCTCTGGCCCGTGCCGAATGCGGTTGTGCCGATCACGTTCAGCATTGACCGCATTCTGGCGCAACTGACGGACCCGAATGCGACGATCAGTTTTCCGGACGGCTACGCGAAGGCGTTTAAATACTGCCTAGGGGTCGAGCTCGCGCCACTGTACGGCAAGCGGATCACGGACTACCCGACCGTGCTTGAGGAAAAAAACCGCGTCTTGGGTAATCTCAAGCGGGCGAACAAGCAACTGCGGACAATGACGTTTGATGCCGGATATCTTGGCGGCAACCGTTACACCGTAGCCGACTTTTATCGGGGTTATTGATGCCGCGCATCAATATTTTCGGATTGGGCGTTGAGAGCAAATCGCCATATGTGACGGCGAAGATCCTGCAAAACCTCTACGCCGAGCAAAGGCCGTCCGGCGAAAAGTCTGCGCTTGTTGCCTATGCAACACCAGGTTTGACCCTGTTCGCTGACTTTGGCGACACGCCGCCGCGTGGCGGCATCGAGTTTGAAGGCTTGAGCGTTGATTATGTGGTGCATCGCGGGACGCTTTGGGAGGTCAATAACGCGGGAGTCATGACCAGCCGAGGGGCATTGCTGACAACCTCGGGCCGCGTGTCGATGGCGCACAACGGTACGCAGGTCATGATTGTTGACGGCACGTATGGGTATATTTTCAACACGCAGACCAATGTTTTCGCGCAGATCACGGACGCGGATTTTCCGGCGAATCCTACGACTGTTTGCTTTCTGTCCGGCTACTTCATCATCAGCTTGGCGAATTCGTCCCGTTTCTACGTGTCGGCTCAGTATGACGGCCTGACATGGGATGCGCTGGACTTCGCCAATGCGGAGACTTCGCCCGATCCTATCGTGGCGGTGTACGCCAGCAACGGGCAACTGATCCTGTTGGGTCCGCAGACGATGGAGTTTTGGGGCAACTCCGGAACGTCTGATTTCCCCTTTGTCGCCTTGCAGGGAACGGCGACGGAATGGGGCCTTGCGGCACGGTGGAGCATTGCGAAATACGACAACACCTTTGCCTGCGTGGTGAAAAACCGCATGGGGCAGGTGATGGTGGCGCAGATTGCTGGCTATCTGCCCAAAAAGATATCAACGCCGGACATTGATTCGATCATCAACAAGTATTCATCGGTTGAGGATGCGAGCGCGTACAGCTACATGATTGGCGGGCACCCCATGTTTGCGCTGAGTTTTCCGAGTGCTAGCAAGTCATGGCTTTATGACGGCTCCACGGGATTTTGGTCGCCGCTTAAGTCTTTCGGCCTGACGCGGCACCGTTCGGAATTCGCTATGACGCTGATCAACTCCACGATCATTGCGGACTACTCAAGCGGCAGGCTTTACCGTCTGGACGTTAATGCGCTGACGGATAACGGCGACCCGATAGAGCGCGAAATTATCGGGGAAACCATCGCCATGCCGGATGCAACGCAGTTTTCGATTGACTGCCTGCGGCTGGACATGGAGACAGGAATCGGCACGACTTCCGGACAAGGCGAAGATCCGCAGATTTCGCTGTCGATTTCCCGCGATAACGGGAATACCTGGGGGCCGGAACTGTGGAAAAGCTGCGGCAAGAAAGGCGACTACCTGCACCGCGTTGAATGGCGGCGGCTTGGGTCGGCGCGTTTCTTTACCCCGCGCATCAAAATCACTGACCCCGTGCCGACCGTGTTTGTGTCGGCTTGTGTCAATCCGGAGAACTGATGGCCATCATCAACACGCCGCCGCAGTCTCCCGTTGATCTGCTTCAAACCGAGCGGGGAATTCCTCGCTTGGTCAACGTGACCGAAGGCTGGCGCAATTTCTTTCAAGCCGTTTTCACGATCTGTTCAGCAATGACGCAGAGCGGGACCACGGCGCAACGTCCGGCGACTCTTTTATGGACCGGCAGAATGTACTTTGATACCACAATCGGCAAGCCCATTTGGTACGAGGGGCCGGGGTGGGTGGACGCAACGGGAGCGCCAGCATAATGGCCAGATATTTCGACGGTGAGCGGTGGGTGTCTGTGGATGACCAAGAGGCCGCAGGCAGCCCATATGACGCGCTCAACATGCGGAAACAGGGGTACATGCCCGATGTCGGCTTGGGTGATTGGAAAAACACCACGGGCGCGGGTGGCCAGCGTTTCAGCAACATTCTGGATTATTACCGATACCTCTACGGGGACGGCGTAACGCCGGAACAGGTCAACGGGGAAACTTGGTACAAGACCCCGAACGGTGCTGATGCCATCCTGCCGGGACGCACTCCGCTGTCATACAACCCGCCGCCTTCTAAGGGCTCGCAACTGACCAAAGCGGGGATTCTGGCGCTTGCCAGCGCGGGACTCACGGGGAATCTGCCGGGGACGGAAAACGTGTTTTCCGGCATGGGCGGCGGCTCTGGCTGGACTTCGGGCTTTGATCTGCCTGCTGGCGGGGATGCGGCATGGGGTGTCAATCCTGCCGTTGATCCGTTTGAGGTTGACGGCGCAATCGGCGCTCGATCTGCGGGCATGGAAACGATGGGAGGCGGTATGGATTGGGGAAACATTCTTGACGGCCTGAAAACCTCGGACCTATTGCGGGGCGGTCTTTCCCTCGCCAATGGCCTGATGGGGCAAAACGCCACGAACAGGGCGACGGATGCACAGGTAGGGGCAAGCAATGCCGCCATTGCCGAACAGCGTCGGCAGTATGATCAAACGCGCACCGATCAAATGCCGTTCATGCGGTCAGGATACGCGGCCAATGAACGCTTGGCGCGTCTCCTAGGCATTGACCCTGCCCAAGCTTCCGAGGCTGGCTATGGCGATCTGACGCGCAAGTTTACGACCAATGATCTGAACGCCGATCCGGTTTATCAGTCGGGCCTGCAGTTCGGGCTGGATGAGGGGCGGAAGGGCATCAATGCACGGGCCACAGCTACGGGCAATTGGGATTCCGGCGCAACCCTCAAAGCCCTGACCCGCTACGGCAACGATTACGGCTCCACAAAGGCGAATGATTCGTTCAACCGTTTCAACACGGAGAACACGAACATTTACAACCGGCTGGCGGGTATCTCTGGCGGAGGTCAGACGGCGACCAACAGCGTATCGGCCAGTGGCGCGAATACGGCGGGCAACGTGGCAAACCTGCAGGCGGGCATCGGCAACGCGAACGCGGCTGGCATCGTCGGCGGCAATAACGCATGGGCGAACGCCATCGGCGGGGTGAACAGCGTCATGAACGATGCCGAATCCCGCGCCATCATTGACCGACTGCTGCGGAGGTAACATGCCGATTGATCCCTCAATTATCCTTGGTGTCCGTCAAACTCCGGTGCAAGCGCCGGATTCGATGGAGCGCATCGCCAAAATTATGGCCTTGCGGAATGCTCAAGATCAGGGCGATCTGCAAGGTCTGCAGCTTCAACAAGCAAAGCAGGGGCTTGATGATGAAACCGCCGTGCGGGATATCTACCGCCAAGCCGGTGGCGACAACGCACGACTGCGGGCGCTGCTGACCGAAAAAGGTTTGCGAAAGCCCCTGATGGAACTGGACAAGTTCGATCTTGAGACGCAGGCGAAAAAGGCGCAAATCGACAAAGACAAGGCATCCGCTACCAAGTCAACCACTGACGCGACAATCGCCCGCCTGGAGCGCGGGGCGGCTATTTTCGGAACGGCAAAGGATCAGCCGAGCTATGACTCAGCCTTGCGGTATGGGGTCATGACCGGCGTATTCACGCCGGAGGAAGTGGCCAAGATGCCGCCGCAGTTCAACCCGCAGTTTATCAGCGCGGCGCAGTCTGCTGGCATGACGCGGGCGCAGCAATTGGCAGATGAGCGGGCGCGGGAGCAGGCCGAGGAAAACAAACGCCACAACAAGCAGACCGAATCCAATACCGTGCGCGGTCAGAACATGGTCGATGCGCGAGCCCGCGAAACCGCAAACGCCGGACGGTGGGTGAACGATCTTGAGCGCGGATTGCAAATCAACATGCAGACCGGCGAGACGCGGCCAATCACGCAAGACGGCCAGCCCCTTGCAAACAGAGGTCCGAAACTGACGGAAGATCAAGGCAAGGCTACCGGCTGGCTGGTGCAGGCGGACAACGCATACAAAAACATGATGAAAGCCATTGATCCGGCACAGGGCGGAAAGCCGAGCGCCGCCGCACCAGGATTAAATGACGTTCTGGCCGCCGTGCCGTCATTGGGCGCGACTGAGGGCCTTGCAAACATGATGCGCGGCGAGCAACGGCAAGCCTTTTTGCAGGCATCATCGTCACTGAGCGAAGCCCTGTTGCGGGCAGCGACCGGCGCAGGCGTGAACGCGAGCGAGGCCGCGCAAAAGGTTGCGGAACTTACGCCGCAAATTGGTGATGGTCCGAAAGTCAGAAAGCAGAAACTTGATGCAATCCCGTTGTATCTGGAATCCCTGAAAGTTCGGGCGGGTCCGGGTGCCGCGCAATTGCCGGGGATCGTTGAGCGCGGCGCACCGAAGCCCGCGACGGAGCCCGTGCCGGAGAAAAAGCCACGCGGCGGACTGCGCGGAATCCTGACGGCCAATCCTGACGGCACGTACAGTTATGGCGCGGGGTCCGACTAATGCCAAAGGTCAACATTGAGGGGGTCGGCGTTGTCGAGTTTCCGGAAGGCTACACGCCGGACCGGATCAAGTTCGCCATTGAAAACGACATTCTGCCGCGCCTGAAAAAAGCGGATGGTATGCCGCAAGTCGAGGTCAACGGGCCGAAGGCGGAAAAGCCTAACGCGCTTGTCCGCTTTGGTCGGGGCATGGAGGATATCCGCCAAGGGGTGACGCAGCTCGGAATGATGGCGAAAGATGCCGTCACCGGAGGCAACGAGGCCGATCAGTACACCAAGGAAAAGACCGACGAACTGCTGACGTATGAGCGCGGGCGCGGTCCGAACGCTGGCACGGATTGGTGGCGGCTTGGCGGGAATATCGTTGCGACTCTGCCCGCTGCAGCCATACCTGGGGGCGCGTCGGCTTCAATGGCTGGCCGGATTGCATCCGGTGCCGCGCAAGGCGCAACGGGCGGCGTTGCCATGTTCGCTCCGGATGGTGACAGCAAGACAAGTCAGGCGGTCTTAGGTGGTCTGTTTGGCGGCGCTTTCCCTGTCGCTGCGGCTGGTGTGCAAAAGGTCTTTTCCTCAATGGCTGAAAAGTTCCGAGGGGTGCCGGTTGTCGATACCGGCATTCTGGCAACCGAACTCGAAAAGCAGCTAAAAGGTCAGGGCATCGAATACAAAAAACTGACGCGGGAAGTGCAGACTTCATTGCTTGAGGATGCCCAAAAAGCCATCAACACGGGCGGCAAACTGTCGCCGGAACAACTGGCGCGGAAGGCGGACATTGAATCCGTAGGGGCGAAAGGTACGCAAGCCTCAATTACGCGGAGCCCGAAAGATTGGCAGCAAATGACCGAACTGCGCGGGGTGCGTGGCGTTGGCGAGGACATCATTAAACGCCAGCAGGATGACTCCACCGCGATGGTTGAATACCTCAACCGGCTGCGCGGTCAAACTGGAGGACAAGCGGCAACGGCGCAAGAGGCCGGAGAGTCGGCAATCGGAGTGCTGCAGGGCGCACGAAATGAGCGGGAGCAGGTTGTGAGCGGCCTGTATGACGCATACAAGGCAACCGGAGGTCAGAATACGGCTATACCGGCCACCAAGATTGCGGACGCGCTAGGCCGCGTTGCTGATGAAATCGGCGTGGAAAACATACCGCCTGCCGTTCTGTCTCGCCTTAAACAATTCGGCCTGCTTGAAGGAAAGCAAACAAAACTGCTGACCATCAATGAGGCGGACAAATTGAATCGCCTCATAAACAACAACAATCCGGGTCGCGGAACTCCGGGCGCTCGCGCTTTGCAGCCCATCAAAGAATCGCTAAATGAGGCGCTTCTGGACATTCCGGAAACAGGCGCAAGTGAGGCGTTGCTAAAGGCTCGCCGTTCTGCTGCTGATATGTTCGCGCAGGATCGTGTATCAAAAGGCGTATCGGCGGCAATTGAGGACGTTGCGCCAGACAAGTTTGTGAAACGGTTTATTCTGGACGCACCTGATCGTGACGTTCGGGCAACGCTCGCGCAGATTAAAAAGTCGCCGGACGGTGAAAAAGCAATATCCGACATTAAGGGGCATCTGTTTGATTCGTTCCTGATGCAGGCGACCGGAACAAAAGACCCTTACGAATTAGCCTATAAGCTGGCGCAGGGCGAAGCCGGTTTTTCCGGAAAAGCATTTGCGGATGCAATCGGAAAGATTCAGCCGGAAAAACTCCACGCCATTTTTTCACCGGCAGAACTTGATTCGATCAGGACGCTGCAACGGGCATCTTACAACCTGACAAGAGAGCCGCGATTCACGGATGCAAATAATTCTAAAACCGGCATCTATTTGATGAACATGCTGCAGCGTCTTGGCACAACGCCGATGATTGGCAAAATGTTCTCCGCGCTATCTGGCGGCGGAAACATGGTCATAGACATGGCGAAAAACGCCGAGCAACGCAAGGCTGCGGCGGAAATGCTCTTGACCTCGGCGGCAGAGGGTGCGGCTAAAAAGGCGCTACCCGCGCCCGTAGCGGCGGCAAAGTTTGTCCCAGGTGCGCTGGCAGCAGTTAGCCAACAGCCGGACAACGCGGACCAGTAGCCAAAGGCCAAGAGGCAGGAAAAGCGCGTACGTTAATTGATGATTCATAAATGACCGGCGAGAGGCCGGACAGGAGTTAAAACGATGCCCTCAGTGAACTGTAGCCCATTCGGACCGAAACCTCAATTTGAGCTATCGACCGGCATTCCGGCAGTCGGATACAAGCTTTTTTTCTACGTGGCCGGATCGGTCAATACCAAGCAGGACACGTACACCGATTCAACCGGTTCCGTTGCCAATACAAATCCGGTTGTTTTGAATTCTCTCGGCCAGCCGACTACTCAAATATGGTTTACGTCTGGCCTTGCGTATAAGGTCGTACTTGCGCCTTCAACGGACACGGACCCGCCGACCTCGCCCGTGTGGACTATTGATAACCTGCGGGGCATCAATGATACGACCGTGGCGCAAGATCAATGGGTTGCATCCGGACTTACGCCGACTTATATCGGAGCAACGCAATTCACTGTTGCCGGTGATCAGACGGCTGTTTTTACTATTGGCCGCAGGATAAAGGCAACGGTAACGGCTGGCACCGTTTACGGGACAATTACCGGATCAAGTTTTGGTGTCATCACAACCGTTACTGTCGTGATGGATTCCGGCGCACTGGATGCTGGACTGTCGGCCATTAGTTTTGGACTTCTGAGCGCCTACAGAACATCACAAACAACTGATGATGCAATTTTATCTGTTAAGAATTTCGGGGCAATTGGTGATGGTGTAAGTAACGACGCGGGGCCAATTGCCGCTGCAATTTCGGCGGCTGCGGCTCGCGGTAATGGAGCCCCTGTATTCCTGCCTGCCGGGACGTATCTTATCGGGCAAAAACTTACTATTCCGTCAAATATTTCTATTTTCAGCAATGGCGGCGCAAAAGTCAGGGTTGCAGATAATGTCAATGATCACGCATTCCAGATTAATTCCGGCGCTTCAAAAGTAAAAATCAGCGGCTTTGAAATTGACGGCAACAAAGCAAACAACGCCGGAGGTTGCGGCATTGCGTGTACCGGAACAGGTGCGTCTTATGTGACTGTGCAAGATATGCACATTCACGACTGCGATGCGGACGGCGTACGTTTTGTTGGTAGTACATCGGTTAATAACGTAATTGTCAGCGGATGCGTTGCTGAAAATAACGGTTCCGCAGGCATTACCAGTGACAACACAATCCAATACTTTACGTGGGTGAACAACATTGCCCGCAATAACGGCACTCATGGAATTGGCCTTATTGGTATCGGGTTGGATGGGACGATCACCGGAAATGAGGCGCACGACAATGGCCAAGGAACGCCAACGGCTGACAACTTCACTGGTTACAACTCAAGCAATGCGCGGATTGTTGTGTCAAGCAATGTCAGCAGGGGCGGACTAAACAACGGTATTCATTTCGGCGGAAATGACATTTCATATATCGGCAACATTGCAACAAACGCAACGCAATACGGAATTGTTCACAGTAGTTCTGGCGGAGCGGTCAGCAACGCCGCAACAATCACTGGAAACGTATCGCGCAGCAATAGCGGTGCCGCTGGAATATGGATTGAAAATTGCAATTCCGGCGTTGTCAGCGGAAATATATGTTCCAGTAATTCGGCGGGACACGGCATCCTGATTACTGCGTGTTCAAACCTCAGTATCAGCGGAAATACATGCCGATCCAACGGCGTTGATGGCATCAGAAACGATACCGCATCTTCGTCAATGTCAATCATCGGCAATACGTGTTCCAGCAATGGAGGTGACGGCCTGCAGATTGATAACGTCAGCA